TGAAACAATCGATTGTTTAAGTGTAGCTTTCATCGTTCTTAATTCACCATTAGCTTTTGTAAACTCAATCTCAATAATTTTTTCTCGTAAAATTGATAAAATATTTTCTCTATTCCAAGACATTTTTATTCCTTTCTTCCCCATGTTGTCTATATAATACATAATTGAAACATCTTTGTCAAGCTTTTTATATTCTTTTTTTCCCATTCTTCCTTTCTTCCCATGTTGTTTATATTATACATAATTGAAACATCTTTGTCAAGCTTTTTTTTATATTCTTTTTTCCCATTCTTCCATCTTTTCAAGAGCATTATTTAAGTTAACATCTATTTTTATTTTTCTTCGCTTAGAATCGAAGTATTTTTCTTTACGATCTAATCTATTTTTTTTATCCTTTTGTTTATTTTTTGCTTTTTTTTGAAATTTATTGACAAAGATATTTTCTAATGTATCTGTATCCATCTTACATATCTCCCTTTTCAATTATATCAAAAAATGGCTCATATTCTATTAAATCACAAAGCTCTTCCCATCCATTCTTATAAACTCCAGCCCAACTTTCAGAAGCGATTGCCCACAATTCATTTAAAATAACAATAATCTTTTTATCACAATTAGACTTTAATTGATCCATTCTATCTAATAAAGATTCATTATATTTTAATGACCTAAAAAGATTTACTCTTGGAATAATAATTTCATCAAGTGAATTAAATTTTAATTGTTTTGCCATAATACGAATAAATCTCCACTTTGATCTAAGAATTTTCCACCACATTTCTTCATTTTTAATCATTTTGAAAACATTCTCTACAATATATTCCAGCTGAAGATAATAAAGATTTTGATAATTTAATTTCTTCACTCCATCGTTTTTCTAGTTCTATTTTCTCTTTTGGATTATATGAACCATCAAGAATTATAGATTGAATTCCACATTGAATAATCGATTTAGCACAATTGTGGCATGGGTGCCAAGGTATATAAAGAGATGATCCTTTAAGTGATATACCAATTCTAGCAGCATTGAGAATAGCATTTTCTTCAGCATGAATCACATACTTATATTTTAAATTTCGATTATTATAAATATTTTCATTATCACAAATTCCTCTTGGAAATCCATTAAATCCAATTGAAAGAATAGCATGATCCTCATTGACAATAACAGCTCCAACTTTTGTTGAAGGATCTTTTGATTTTTTTGCTACAAAATAACACATTTCTATAAAATATCTATCCCAATTTTGTTCACTCATTATATTTCTCTCCTTAAATTAATTGAATGTTCTTTTTTAAAAAGTCCCATATTTTTTTCTAATCTATTGGATATTGTGTTTATATATTCGGGATTAATTTCTACAGAAATTGAATTTCGATTTTCATTTAATGCAGATATAGCAGTTGTTCCGCTACCAGCAAAAGGATCGATAACAGTTTCATTTTTAAAACTATACATTTTAATTAATCTTTTTGGAATCTCTTCTGGAAAAGGAGCTGGATGATTATTTTTACTTTTCTTTTCTCCTGATATATTCCAATGACCATTAAAATAATCTTTCCATTCTTTTTTACTTAAAAGAGAATCTTTTTTAATATCTTGAGAAACTTTAAAAGAATCTCCATGTTTTTTAAATATTAGAATATATTCATAATTAAATTTAATAACACCATTTCTAGGATATGGATAAGATCCCAGCATAGCACAATTACAATTTGATATTTTGTGCCATATAATAGATCCCATAAAATCGATATTTGATTTTAATGAAAAATATCGAATAATATCAGATTGAATTGAAAGAATAAAACATCTACCAAATGTTTTTTTAGCACAATATTGATCACCAATATTAATACAAATCCTGCATCCACTTTTCAAAACTCTACAACACTCATCCCAAACATAATTAAGATTTCTAATATATTCATTGTAAGAATCATAATATCCAATTTGTTCTTTTGTTTCATAATTCTTCAAATTCCAATATGGTGGACTAGTAATAACTAATTCAACACTTGAATCATCAATAGAAGAAAGATTTCTAGAATCCCCTTGAATTAAAGTATGAATACTCATTTACTTTTTTCGATTCTTTTTAGATTTATTTTTATTTACATTAACATAAGGAATATTATTTCCTCTATTAATCCACCTAAGAACAACATCCTTATCAGTAATTTTTTTTATCTTAAAAAGCATTCCATCAAACAATGTCAAGATAGAACCAACTTTAAGTATTGCATTAGCATTTACATCTACAACAGCTATTTGATTTGAATCAATAACTGGTTGTGAATCATCTTCAATTGTAATTTTAGGTGTTACATTATCTTCATTCATCTTTTCTCCTATCCTATTGATATATTATATTTTCCCTCATACTTCTTAAAAAAATCTTGAATTGTTGTAAGAAGAATATTTGGAGTAAGATTTTGCCAAAAATCAACATTCTTATTCCAGGGGAAATATTTAAGCCGATCAAATAACCTACCATATCCATTAAAATATATTTCTTCTATCGTAGATGTTTCTATAATAGAATCACTCTCTAAAAAAGTATTTCTAATAAAATGAAGATTATTCAAAGAAAATCCTATTGGAGTATAACCAAATGATTTTCCTAATTCGTAAGCTGATTGAATACTACATCCAAAAAAATGAGTATTATCCCATTTATATTCATCATCATATTTAACACTAAATTTAATTGGTGGTGGGATTTTCTCATTTATTTCCATACAAATATAAGATGGTTTATTTTCACTCATTAATATTTTTTCTAAAAGAAAATAATCATATCCATCAATGTCAAGAGAAAGGATAAAATCTTTCTTAACATTTTTAAGAATATCTAAAATATTCATTGGAGTCACTTTTCTTAAAATCACAGATACATTTTTTGAATTGTAATATCGTTTTTTTGCTAATTCAATTTTTCGATTATCATAATCAATTAATAATCCAAACATGTTGCTATTTTCTTTCAAAATATCATAAGAATTTGATTCTGAGAATCCATCACCACTTCCAATATCAACGATCATTTTTTTCTCAATTGGTAACATATTTACTATATGTTTAATATATGAAGATGCCATTTTCCCATAAGAAAGTTTTTTATTTATAGTAAAAAATAGAGATTTCCATATCCATAAATTCTTATTTAATATAGCATATCATAATATCAATGTCAAGCTTAATTTCAATCATTTTCAAAAGAGATTGAACTAAATCCATCTTTCTTTTCTACTGTAATAATTTGATCAAATTTATCAAACATTAAATCTGGCTTTGGTGTAATTAAAAATGTATTTGTACCTTCTGGTAAATTTTTTAAAAGTTTCAAAAAAGCATCAATACCATCATCATCAAGAGAACTATCTATAATTTCATCTAAAACCAATATATTAGTATGAAGACTATTTTTAATTCTTGATATCATTCTCCAAGTAAATAGAAGAGCAATATCAATTCTTTGTCTTTCTCCTTCTGAAAAATTTGAATAGGAAAATATATCCATAAATCTACTTTTAATAGTTTCATTAAAATTACCATCCAAAATAAAATTCACAAAAAAATCCATTGAAGAAAGATATTCATTTACAGTTTTGTTAATAATTGGTAAATAATGATTCACTATATTCATTTTAATACCATCATCTTTTAAAATGGTTTGAGAAGCATTAAATATCAATTTTTTTTGATTCAATAATTCAATCTCTTTTTTTATTGATTGAAATGTATCTATATCATTGTTAATGGATTTATTAAGATTTTTAATATATTGTGTAGAATGTTCTTCTAATATTTTTTTATTTTCTGATTCAATATGCTTAATTATTGATTCAATAGATATAACATTTGCTTTAAGATCATTAATCTTTTGTTCAATATTAAATTTTTCTTTATCATTTTTCAAATAATTAACTAATTGATTATTAAAATTATTTTTAATAACTTTAAGATTTTTAACACCTTTATTTAATTGATTTTTTTCTAAAAATTTTTCATCAATTTTCTTTTTTCTAAAATCATTACTAATTGATTGTTGACAAGTTGGACAATCATAATTTTTTTCAAAAAAATTAATTTCTCGAAGAATCGTTTTAAGACGTTCTTTCAATGTGTATAAAATATTAGATGATTCTTCATGTTTTTTTTCTATAGATATTTTCATCAATGAATTATCCTCAAAAGATGAAAAAGATTTGTTAAAAATTAAAATCTCATTATTAATTGATTTTAATGTTTCAAAATGATCTAATATAATCTTCTTATTATTTTCAATTTTTACACTTTTATCTTCTTGAATTGATAATAAATGTTTTTTATTCAAATCAATCTTTTCTTTAATAAAATTGAGATTTTGTTCATTCTCTATAATATTAGATTTCAATGTACTATATTTCATTTTGAGAAGGTTATTCATTTTTGAAAACATATCTATTTCTAGAATATCTTCAATTATTGATCGTCTATCATTAGGTGTAAGTTTCATAAATGGAACAAATGTTGATCTTCCTAAAACAACAACTTGGGTAAATGATTTGAAATTAAATTTAAGAATATTTTTCTCTAAATGCTTTTGATAATCTTTAACTTTTGAATCTTGATCAATAAGCTTTCCATCTTCATATATTTCTAAATATGTTGGTTTAAGTCCTCTTGATATTTTATATTTTTTCTTTCGAGATGTAAATTCAATTTCAACTACACAATTTGATCCATTAATTGAATTTAATAATTGTGGTTTATTAATCTTCCTAAAAGGTTTATTAAAAAGAACAAAAGTTAAAGCGTCTAATAGAACTGATTTTCCACGGCCATTCTTTCCACAAATAAGAGAATTTGATATATCATTTAAAATAATTTCATTAAATATATTTCCAAATGATAAAAAATTCTTCCATCGTATTTTTTCAAACATAATAGAATAATTCATATATTTTAACCCTCTTCATTTAATGATTCAGTAAATAATTCTCTGAAAAAAATTTTCAAAACATTTTTATCAATAATCGTTTCTGATTCATCAATATAATTATTAAGTATTGTAATAGTATCTTGCGAAAGGATATTAATATCTAAATCCTTATAATCATTAATTCCCATTTCAACATTATCAATAACGGCAATATCAGCTGTTGATAATTTTAATATTTCATTCATAAATTGATCAAAATAATATTGATTAGTTTTTTTATTAACTATAATTTTAAGAAAAGAATCTTTATATTGTTTCTTATTATCTATTTTTAAAATATCTTTTAATGATTTACCATCATCATCATACTTAATCTTAAAAAGAATTCTTTTTGGATTTTTTACAAAAACTGGTATCATATCATTTGAATCAATTACATGAAATCCCCTCGCATCTTTATAATCATTAAAAGTCATTTCATAAGGAGATCCAAAATAATGAATATTATCTTCTGATGATTTATGATGATAGTGACCAGTAAATACAGCTGTATAATTTTTAAAAAGACTTTTTCTCATACTAGATGTTTCTTCATTCCTGAGTCCAGGAAACATTTGAAATCCATAAATTTCTAAATGTCCACAAACATATTTTACACCCTTACTTGAAGCTTCTTCAATCATTTTAAGACTTTTTTTCTCATTTTTACTGTTTATCCAAGGAAGAAAAAGACATTTTTCACCACATAATTTATCTATCGTTGGTTTTGAATAAATTGTAATTTGAGGATAATGACCAAAAAGCTCTGTAACTGAATTAATTTCTTCAGTATTCTTATAGTATTCATCATGGTTTCCAAGAATGATAGAAACATTACAATTACGTTTACTAAGCTCATCAATAAAATATCGTTTTACAATACTCAAAGTTTTATAATTAACATACTTTCGACGATCCATAATATCACCAAGAATTACTATATCCTTAATTCCACTTTTATCTATGTAAGGGAAAAAAATCTCAGAATAGAATTTCATAAAATATGATAAAAAAATTAATGAATCATTACGACAACCAAAATGAAGATCACCAATTACAATTGTTTTCATTAAAACAATATCCCCATTAATGTTGATTTACATTTCTTTTTAGATTTTTTTTTCAATTTCTTTTCTTGAGAATTTCGTCGATTCATAATTTCTTTCGATGTTAAAAAATGAGAATCTTCAATATTTGAAATTCTATTTTTTTCAAATTCATTATGAGATTTCTTAAATTGTAATGAAACTTCTCCATTCAACTCCATGCGATCAATTAAATTTTCTTTGATTTCAGATTGACGTTTTTCTTTAGCAATCCTTTTAATGAAAGAATTGAAACAAATTTGAGTAAAATAGGCAAATGGATTTTTCCCTTTATTCATATCAAATCGATTTAAATAACGAATACAATTTTCAACTCCATCAGCAACCATTTCGCTCTTATATGTATATCCACTAAAATTTCTTTTTTTTGCTAAGTTTGTTGCAATATGTAAAACACATTCACCAATAAAATTAGAAATATTAATATTATCATTACTTCTTAGATCGTTATTGTAATCAATTAATGCTTGATAGAATTTTTTATTGTCAATATATCCCAATGGTTAAATCTCCTTCTGAAGTCTTTCTTTATGAATTTCTGGTAATTTTATATCACATTGTTCATTATTGATTAATCGTTCTTTTCCAATATTTAAAAAATCTTGCACATCATTTGTTTTAACAGTTCTTTCTTCAAAAGATTTCTTTTTTATCATTTCGAAAAAATCAGATATTTCATTAAAATATGATCCATATATATGATAAGAATCAGCTGTATGAATATATCGGCCAACACTAATCTCTTTTTGAAGTCTCTTAGAAATTTCTTTTGCAATATATGATTGAAGAGAAGAGAACGCATACATATTCATAAACGCAGCTTTATAAGCATCGTTACTTCGCATATAGACATTCATTCTTAATTTATCTTCATGTACACGAAGCCATATTCGTTGAAGGCAAGGCGCATCTGTTATTTTTGTATCTCCCCACGCTTGCCATGTTACTGCTTGAGCTCGTCTAGTATATGGTGCCTCAACAAGCTTATTCAATATATATTCAATCTGATTAATCTCACCATCTGAATCACCAAAAATAATTGTTTTACCAGCACGATATTCAAACAATCTTTGGTGATATGTATAACTCCATCCACCAGTTTTAGAATTTACCCAATTGTCATGTACTCCATAAACAACTTCTTGGTTATAAATTTCAAGATCGTCTATACCAGCTGGCATTGCTTTATGAATTCTTGGCTCTATCATAGGGTCATTGATTATTAATGTTGCATGACAATCTTTACTTTTTGGATCACCTTCCTTATCATATTCTGTTTCAAATTCTTCACCATTTTTCCAACATTCTATAATGCTTTTTTCCCATACTTCTGGTATGTTATTTCCTTCGATTAAAATAATATTAGACATTAATTTCCTTCTCGCACATTCAAGTATTTTTTTAGCACCATTTTCATCAGAATTCATAATCTTACAATTTTCTGGATATTTCTCAAAAAGAGAAAAAATTTGTTTATCTAGTTCAATGTAAGAAGCTACTGTACTTTTTCCGATCCAGGACCACCAAAAAGATTAATTACTTTAGCTTTTCTTTTCTCCATATTTATTTTCTCCAATTCTTAAAATACTATAACAAATATTTGTTTCTTTGTCAAGCTTTTTTTAGTCACTAATTTTATTTTTTTAAAAAACCTAAAATATATTTTGAGTTGGGGGTTGACAAATAAGAAGTTTTGTGGTATACTTTATATGTCCCTTAGGATATATAAGACAACAATTATTCATTAGTATCTTCATCTTTCTTCTTTTCAATAATTAAATCAGAAAAAAATCTAATATAATTCTTATAATTTGAATCAGTAAAGAATGAATCATCTTTTGATCCCATTCTTTTATTCTTCATATCGTTTAATGATATCAATTCATTAGTATTATCATTTTCATTCATTTCTTGTAACTCTTCACTTAAATATTGACGATACATATTAATATATTTTTCATCTGAAGGTAAAATATAAAGAATTTGATCTACTGAAATAGACATTAAACTACTTGAAGAAAAGGGACATAATTTTTCTATCCATACCGATTTAACCATTTCTTGTAAATTACCATCAATATCTATTATTGGATTATATAATGTTAGTATTTTTCTAGGTAAATACATTGTAACTGAATTAATAGGTTTAAGATTTTTTATTACAAAAAGACTTGGATGAATTAATGATATTAAAGTTGTGCCATTAGAAAGTCCAATAATTCCATAATTTAATGAATTGATTATTTTTTGATTTGGATTCATTTTTATCTTTCTACATATTTATACTATGAATTTTATAATCAAATCTTTCATTGATATAAAATTTAATTCTATCAGAAGAATGTTCTAAAGTAAAATTTCTTTTATTTTTCAATCTTAAATCATCAGAAATATCATATAATATTGCTGAATTTTTTCCATCAGCTGTTCTGAGAGATCTTCCTATAGATTGAAAAACTTGAATCTTACTTTTTGTAGGACTAGCAAATATTAAATGATTTAATCTTTTCATATTTACTCCAGTTGAAAAAACACCTATAGATGCTACTATTATTACTTTATTTTCAGATTCAACAATATTTCTTATTTCTTCTCTTCCTTCAACATCAGTACCACCATAAACAAAACAAACTCTTCTTTTATCATTGTTAAGTTTTTTCTTAATTAAATCATAAATTATTTGACCATGTGATTCAACATATCTAAAAAGTAAAAGAGTATTACCTTTTCGTGATATTGCTAAATTAGCAATAAAATTATTACGTTTTATTGAAGAATTCAAATATTCAATTTCTTTTTGATAATCAGCACTTGATTTTAAATTTTGCATCATTTCTTTTGAATGTTTGAGAACTAAACAATTAATTTTTAACTTAGCAATATAACTATTATTCATCAATTCTTTTGTTGACACACTTTTAAAAATAGTACCAAAAAGACCTTGAAGCATTAATTGATGAACAGCAACATCATCAAGAGTTCCAGTTGCTCCTATTTTATATGGACAATCAAAAACTGTTTTTTTCATAATTTTTTGAAGTGATTCTGCTTTTCTATATTGATGACATTCATCGCCAATAATTACAGAAAATTGCTTAAAATATTTTTGAGGTTGATTGTAAATCGATTGCCATGTACTTATGATAATATTTTTTTTAGAATTTTTTTCACTTCCTTCATAAACTTTATGAATATTTTCAAAAGCATTCCATGAATTATCTAGTGTTGCATAATCATTAAAATCACCACTCATTTGTTCAACAAGAGATGTAGTTGGTACTACTATAAGAGCTTTTCTAAATGATTTATCATTGCTAATAATAAATCGTAAAATAGAATATATAACAGCTGATTTACCAGATGCAGTTGGTGATAAGATTACACATCTTTTTTTCTGAAGTGCAAAACATATAGATTTAATTTGATAATCTCTAAGTTGAATTAATTCTCCATTAGAAGAAAGATTAAGATTTTTTAAATAATCTTGAATTAATTCATTAGAATATTCTATATGGTTATTAGATAAAGTATCAGATGTCTTTATAGAATACTTATATTTTTCTGCAAATATTTTAAGATGGGGAACTAGTCCAATGAAAATAGTATTATTGCCAAGATTAAAAAGACGTATATACCCATCCCAAAATTTACTTTTTACTGATGGAATAAACTGATATCCTTGTACCCGATATTTAAATGTATCGTTAATCTCCTTTGCAATAGACATATCACAAAAAATCTTAGCATAAACATCATTCAATTTTTCAACAACAATGTCAATTGCCATTAGACTTTAAAACATCTTTCTTGATCTGCTTAAAATTTTCTCTCTTTTCTTTAAGATTTATTTTTTTCTCGTTTGCATCATTAACAATTCGTTGTCCAGCTGAAACTTGACGCTCTTCAGCAGCAATTTCTTTATCAATCGTTGAAATAATTTTATCAATTTCTGAAATTTCAACTTTCTTAGTAATTTCATTAAGTTTGATTGAATATTTAGTTGAATCAAAATCGTCGGAATCATGTGCATCTAAAAAACTACGTTTAGGCATTGTTTATATCTCCTATATCTTTAAGTTAAAAATCAGATCCATTTGTAAATTTACGCCAATCAATCATGCTCTTAATATGATATCCTCTATTATTTAAGATTCTCATTATTTCTTCAAGATGCTTTTTCATTATTTTATAAGAAGAAATAATAGCTGACAATCTATTTATCTCATCATCTGAATTAAGAAACTTTTCAATATCTTGTTTGAGTATTTTATGATTGAATGGATTAAGATTATGTAATTTTAATTCTTTTTGATCCATTTTACCACTATAATACATCCATTTTTTCTTGATTTCTTTTTTAAGTTTAATATCAAATCCTTTTTCTATCATGCCAACATCTGAATAAAAATTAAGATATTTTGTAAATTTATATGGTAAATTTGCTAATTCTTTATCTAAATTTATTTCATCAATCTTAAAGTCTTTGTTCCATTCAGATTTAATTAAATCAATTGTTATATTTTTAGACATTTGGAATTCTCAATCCATCATTCAATAACATTTTTTTCCAATCAAATCCTTCTTCTTCTAATTTTTTATACCAATCTACACAAACGGCTCCAACGTAAGGTGGGAAATGTTTGGGTTGATCTAAGATTTTTGGAAAATGTCTTGATTGCGAACCAGAATATCCAAAATAATGATCGTGAGCAATATGATGTTTTTGAATCAAAGGCCATATACATAATTGAAGAAATTCTTGATCTGGTCCTCTGTCATTTATTTTCTTATTTTTACAAAAAGAGGAATAAGATTTTTCCATTCCTCCCCATACTTTTCCTTTTGATCCCCACATACCACCTAAAATTGGTCTATTGTGAGATGGATTATCACGCATGATATGAAAAAGAACATCTGATTTAATCCAATCGTCAACAGCTGATTTTTCTTTTCGATTTAATATTGAATCAGTATCTCTTACAATAAATCTATCAATATTAACATCATCAGCGACATTAAATCTCCAAAAAAGACCATTCCATTTTTCATCATTGTTTGGCATTAGAATTAATTCAACATCTAAATTAATTAATTCTTTTTGTATACTTTCTGGAACATCGTATCTAGTATACATTCTTAATTGCCAATCGGGATAAATTGTTTTTGCTATTATAGCATTGTTAATTGCCCCAACGGTATATTTTTCGTTATTACCCCAAAGTGAAAAACTAATAACTTTATTTTCATTCATTCTTCAGATCTTTCTTCATAAATATCAATTTCTTTATTAACTTCATTCCACACTTCTTCATTACATTTATTTTTTAATCTACGAATTTCATCACTAAGTTTAAAAATATTGCTACAAAGTTTATGAATATCAATTAACATATGATTTTTCTCCATTTTTCATAGACTATATTTTTAATTTTATAACTCTCTTCTAACATTTTTTCACTAATCATTTGTAATGTTTTAATATTAAGAGATTCAATTTTTTCATGTAATTCTTCAAATGAATCAAATCTAATTAAATATTTAAATCTATTGAAATCAAAAAATTTACTCCAACTATCCAACATTTTTGGATTGTTAAAATCATTAGGATCAATAAGATTGGTTTTTTTCTCATTCCATCCAATTATTGATTTAGAACCCCATCCAGGTATTTTAGAAGCTGATGTTAATTCATTGAAAGAAAGTTGTGACATAATATCAAGTTGATGTTCACTATTTTTTAATCGATTAAGTAACGACATTGTTGGAAACAACATAGGTATTCCAGCAGTATAATATTCAAAAAATTTCATTACACTAGCGTTATATGGAATAAAAATTATTCCTAGAGCTTTTTGAATATCACTCCATTCATATCGTTCAGACATATTTACCCGTTGAATTCTAGGGTGTTTTGGAATAATATCTCCCATGTCATGCGCTAAAAATTTTGGTATAGATGGAGTCCATTTCATATTAGTATATTCACAAAGACTTGGTATGTAATCTACCTAACATTCAGTAAAAGATTCAAAATAATACTTATCATAAAGACTATTAGCAATTATTTTAAGTTTACCAGAAGTATGATCTTTTTTAATTGCTTCATTAAATTCAATCCATTTTTCTTTATTATTTCCAAATGGATGTTCATAACGAGTGGCAGAAATCATAATAATTGGTTTATCCATTTTTGAATATAACCAATAAAATGAATTTGGAAAACCAACAACAAAACAATCAATTTGTTTATCAAGAGTAGATCCAAGAACATTAACAAATCGATCACCAAAATCTGGAGAAATTTCTTTCCAGTTATTTTGATTAATAACACCATTATTTATTATTGGTTTATTGAATAATTCTGCATGAGCAGAAAGTGAATTATCATAAATTTTATGATTTTCAATATTTTTAGATATATATTTAAAATCTTCAATTACAGCTGCATGTAGATCAATGTTAAAAAAATTCATTTTTATCTTTCTATTTTATGATTATTAAGATTTTTCATAAGTTCCGTTATATTTATGTATGAAGGTAAATGTCCATTAAATAATTTGATTCCTTGTTTCATATCTGGGTTTGGATGCATATCTGGATATTTAAAAATTTGATTTTCTTTTAATTCTGGTATTTTCATAATCCATTCTTCTTTCAAATATTTCTCATAATGTTTTGATAAAGAATCTTTATTTTTTGACGTTGCATTATCAACATAACTTTTTATTTTTGTTCTAACTCTAGCATCACCAACATAAGATAAATGATATATTGGTTCATCAATTAAAATATTATTTGGATAATATTTTGATAAATTACAATGAGTATATTGATTTCCAGGTGTATGTTTAACTATTCGAGAAAAAAATTCGAATCGTTCTTTTTCTTCACCACAAAAAATATATTTTTCATTTCTCCAAAATAGATAATGGAGCATATTAACAATTTCTACTTCTGGGAACTCTCTTAATGCTACTTCTACTTTTTTAATAGCTTCTACCGTAAAAAGCTCATCCATATCAGTACACCAAAACACATCAATATTATCATTAACAAATGAAGAAGAACATAAAAACATTTTTCTTCTTGAAATTGTATCTTCTCCATGTTGCCATGCTAATAAATTAGTAATTTTGTGCATTTCTTCAAGAGGAATTAATGTTATTTTCTTTTCTGGATCATTAAAACTTGTAAGATATTCCCACGTTCCATCACAAGAATGTTTTAAGTTTGGATAATCTAAAATATCTGCTTCATAAAAAATAATTTGATCAAAATGTTCATAGAGAAATGGAAGCTTTTGTTCTAGAAATGGAAGATCATTTCCAATTATTGAAAAATGACAATGTTTCATTTTGAAGAATCTCCATTTACATATTTAATTAAATCATATATTAATGATTTTTGTTCATTTGTAAAAATCCATTTTTTATTTACTAAATCAATATGTTTTTTTATACGTTTTTTAAAATGATTGATCATTTCTTGTGTTATAATATTTTTTCTTTGATAAATTTATTAAATGATTTCATTTTTATTTCTTTCTTTAATAATTTTTTCAAGCAATGGATATATTTGAATCTCATTTAAAATACGTTTTTTCTCTGATTTAATAATATCTATACGTTTTTCCCATTCTTTATTCTCAATAGATTCCTTAACAATATTCATTGCTTTTTTCTGATTCTTAAGATCAATTGGAATATATGCTCTTTCATCAATAAAATCATTTATATTTGGACATCCAGCATAAAAACAAAGACATTCAGAAAGTATAGCATCATATATCTTTTCTGTCAAGTAGTTTATTTCATATCCGTTTTCGGCAGCAAAAGTATATTTGAATGGAAATAAGCCATCTTCTTTTTTCTTAAGTCTTCCTTTGTAATTTTTAAGTGATTGAAGTATATTGTTGTTTGGTTGTGTTGCTCCAAAATGAGTATAAAAATTGGTTTTATCAAGTTTTTGAATAAAATTAAGTCTTAATTGACGACCTTCACGCATTATTCCTTCTGGACTAATTGTTTTTCCAGATATTACACCAGACATAATCTCAGTCTTGATTGGAGATAAGTTAATTAGATCTTGATATGAAGATTCAAGATACCAACATGGAAAACATATTTTATGAGAATGAAAATATCCTTTAGGGTTTTTAAAAAATCCCCAAAATTTTCTTGTATCTTCTGGTTCATAGAAAAAATAGATTATTTTTTTTGGATCAAATTGAATTGATTCAAATGGATGATTTACCAATACTAGATAATCAGCTGATGTTGAATAAGGAATATCAGTCTTAATAGATCCCCAATTTCCTTTTCCATCTTTTGAGTATCGTAACATGTTTTTTCTTACTGTATGTTCATCTCCCCATCCACCATGAAATCTAATAAAAATTTCATTTTTCATATTTCAATTTTCCTATCTCATTCATATTTTTTATCTATTCTTTTCGATTCTTCATAATCTTTATTATGTCTATTGGTAAGAGTATTTATATGGTCTAGGTAGTAAGCTGTTATTTGATTAATTGAAGCAAATTTTGATCCTTTAAGAGTTATCATACGTTGCCAAAATTCATGATCTCCAGCTGCTTTGTATGATGTATCAAATATTCCTAAATCTTTATGAATTGATCTTCTCCACATTGGAGAAGGACCAACATTTCTTGTTTCTACAATTTTTGATTGAATTTCATTTCCTTCAATAACGTGAGGTTTTCTATGGAAATTATTTATTTCTTCATGTATATATTTATATGATCCAAAAGATAAATCACATTCAGAATGTTCTTTAAGAGCATTTAACATAAATTCCATAGAATAACTTAAATGATAATCATCAACATTCATATTAGTAATATATTCAACTGATTCTGAAAAATTTTCGATTGCTCTATTCCAAGATTTATAGATTGTTTCTACTTTATCTTTTAGATCAATTATTTTATAATTATGCGGATATCTTTGAAGAAGATCTCTTGTTAATTTCATTTCTTCATTACCATTAAGAACAAAAATTGTTTCTGTTGCCATTATAATTGATTGTCTCTTTAATCGTTCTAAAAATTGTTGAATAAATTTATCACTTTTATAAAGAGAAACAATAATTCCAATTATAGGTTTAGATATGAATAAACCTTGATTTCGTTTTAATTCAGAAACATAATGAAATAAAAGATTTTTATCAGTTATTCCAGATATTGTATCTTCAAGATTTTTGTTATTTTCATAGTATGGATTAGATTCAGAGCTATTTTCTTTTCTGTCATGTTCAAGATGATAAATTGGACCTTCAATTCTATGAGCATCTATTCCATCCATTTTAGACATTCTAAAATGACATTCATTATCTTCAGCTCCCCATGATATAAATTTTTCATTCATTCCACCACATGATGTATATATTTCTTTACGATAAAAAATAGTACCACCAACACAAATTTTATTTGATTGATATTGTTTATGAGAATGAAGACTTGCTTCTCTTAAATCTTTTAATACTATTTCTCTAAATTCCCTTGGAATATCATAAGTTACTGTATCAAATGGATAAATAATATCAGAAGAATTACCACGCATTGCTTTTATTGAATTTATTAATTGTTTATAAGGAATAATTATATCAGAATCTTGCATAATAATAAATCTTGTCTTTGAAATTTTTACTAAAGTATTTATAACTGATGATTTTAAAAATTTATCATCTTCTCTTTTTGATTCCATTTTATGACAAGTGGCATTAATGTTGTTAAATCCAACTCCATCTCTTTTTATTTTGAAATCAATAATATCTGATACAGAATATTTTGAACCATTTTTAGGAATGAATTCTCCTATTAAAACATTAACTTGTGCAAATGAATTAATGTATTCAAGAACTATTCTTAAATTTTCTATTCTATCTTTACTATCTAAATATACTGGAATAATGAATGTAAAATCCAAAGCATTGAACATTTAAGTACCTTTCTTTTCCTTGTATATCCTAAGGGACATTTAAAGTATACCACAAAACTTCTTATTTGTCAACCCCCAACTCAAAATATATTTTAGTTAAATAATTGTTAGTATATCGTAATTAAGATATTTTATTGTAAGAGTTGCGTCAATTGTTGGAACGTCTTGTTGGGTTGTATCGAACTCAATGGGACTTAATGACATTGGAAAGCAATCTCTAAATCTTACCTGAAAATTAGGGATTTTGGTATTATTAAGAGATGTTAATGTAGCATCTGAACATTCTATAGCCGATTTTATTAATGTTGCTGTTTTAAGACCTTTAAATTCATTATAGTTTCTTGGAAATCCAATTTGAACCATCCATCCAGCTATTTCTTTCCAGTTTGTTAAATCTTCATCAACTTCGAATGTTATATTTAATTCTTCAAATGTTAATGAATCCCCAACTTGTGATCCAGTAGTAAATGGGCTTGGGTGAGAAATTTCGCCAAGAGATAGTCCTGGAATAGCAGCTGTTTTACACCAAAAACTTAGATGAGGTAATTTCAATATTTGAAACTTGAATCCTATGGGGTTGATTGTATTGAGGTTAGATGGGGTTTCTGTTGCTGATAAAGTCATTGAAAAAAGTCCTTGACATAAATATGTTATTCTGGTAGTATTTATCTGAATTGATCGAAGGAGATAATTGTAATGAAGAAATCTACGCCAAATCATGTTTCTAAAAGTGAAAAGGAATTAATGACTATTCATATTCCTAAAAGCGATCCAGTCTCTTCTAATATACATTGGAAGGAGATTAGACGCCATTATATTGAATCTTGTGATAGAAAAGAAAACAGTAAGAAAGCTTGTCGCAATAAAATTAAATATGACCATTAAAGTCCATTAAAGTCCAAGTAAAATAGTTCAAAATAGTTCTTGACTTTGGGGTAGATTTGTTATATAATATAGACAGAAAGATTGAGAAGGGAAATATAATATGATTTATTCTACTCGAAATGAAAATCTTGCAAAGATTATGGCAACTGAAAATATTTCAGTCCGCCATGATCATACGATTAAAACTGCTTGTTTTGATGTTGACAATCGAATTTTGATATTGCCGATTTGGAATTGTTCACAAAATCTTTATGATTATTTAATAGGCCATGAAATTGGGCATGCTCTTCATACACCAAACAATTTTTATATTTCTATAAAAAATAAATGTAAAATTGAGAAAGTTCTATTTAAGCATTATAATTTAATTTGTCGAATTGTTGAAGATGCTAGAGTAGATCTAAAAGTTAGAAAATATTATATGGGACTTGCTAAATTAGCTCCAGAATCGTTTCAAGAAATTCAAAAAATTGTCAATTTTGATAAAAATGATAATACTTTTCTCAATCGGGTTAATATATATTTCAAGTCTGCTCTAACCCAATGTTTTGAATTTGAGAATATTGAAGCATTGTTGGTAAATCAAATTGAAAACATGGATACTTTTGAAGATACTTTGAAAGTTTCTCTCAATATTTATAAGTATCTTGATAGCAAGTTTGATAAGTCTGATAAGTCTGATAAGTCTGATAAGTCTGATAAGTCTGATAAGTCTGATAATTCTGATAAGTCTGATAAGTCTAATCCATTTCAAGCTTCTTCTGTTGATAAGTCTGATAATTCTGATGATTCTGATGATTCTGATGATTTTGATAAGTCTGATAAGTCTGATAATTCTGATGATTTTGATGATTCTGATGATTCTGATGATTCTGATGATTCTGATGATTTTGATA